TAATAATAATTTAATAAATCAATATAATAGTGCTGCTGAAGCTGGAAAAGCTTTAAATAAAAGTGGGAACAGCATAGCAGATTGTGCGGCTGGTAGACAAAAAACAGCTTATGGTTATATTTGGAAATACAAACAATAAAAATAAATATATGAGTATAGACCCAACATTCCAAACCAAAAAATACACATCACTTGATGGCACAGTACGCCATATGAAAGATGGTAAGTTACATAACTGGGAAGGACCAGCATTAGTTACATCTGAAGGTAAAGAAGAGTATTTTATTAATGGTTTTCAACATACTAAAGATAGTTGGAAAAAAGCTAGAAAAGATGGTGTAGGGTTACCATGGTATAAATCAAGTGTGGCTAAAGCTAGATTTTAATTATCTTTATAATATGAAAATAGGATTATGTGGAACAATGAGTGTTGGAAAAAGCACACTCGTACATGCTTTAAAGGAATTACCTGAATTTAAAGATTATTTCTTTGCTACTGAGCGTAGTAAATATTTACGTGATTTAGGCATTCCATTAAATACAGATAGTACATTAAAAGGACAAACCATATTCTTAGCTGAACGTTGCTCTGAGTTAATGCGTGAAAATGTTATTACTGATAGAACAATTTTAGATGTAATGGCTTTTACTCAATGTGCTCAATCTATTGATGAAAAAGAAAAACAATCTTTTGTTAATTATGTTGCTCAATTTCTTAAAGAATATGATTACATATTTTATATTTCTCCAATTGGTGTTGAAATTGAAGATAATGGGGTTAGAGAAACAAATTCTGAATATAGAGATATAATCGATATCAGTATTAAATCTTTAATTAAATCTAATATAGATAATTTTAAAAACTTTGGTATTGTTACTGGCACTGTAGAGGAAAGAATTAAACAGGTGAAATTTTATTTAGGGTTTTAATATTTATAATCAAAACTCTATATAAAAATGAAACAACTCAACATCCTAAGAAAACTTATTAAAGAAACTATAGATGAAATGGCTGGAGAAACAGCCGGAGCACCAGTATCTGGATTTTATCTAACTCCTAACTACAAAGAAAAACTTGCAGCTGCTCAACAAGATCCTCAATTAGCTCCTTTAATTTATACTAAAGGTGGGCAAGGAAGATTATCTACTACTGTAGAAAACATCATAGGTGCCTTAGAAGCATTAAGTGCTATCGGAGGAGATATTTCAACAGATGAAGAAGGAAACATAGACAGTGGAATTGCTTCACTTCAACAAATTGCTACTAAAGCATTTGGTGCAGGAACAGAACAACAAGCTGTTTTCCAACCTGTTAAAAGACTTGTAAATGCTGGTGTAGTTGAACAATCTACTCAAAAGTATGCTCGCAGCCCATTTTCTGGTAAACTTAAATCTTTTACTAAATCTGAAAAACCTATCCCTACAGGTATAAGAGGTCGTAAGAAAGAAGTTGATGCCGATATAAAAATGATGGGAGCTGGAATAATTAATAAATTCTCTAGAGGGAATGCTAATTATACTCCTGAAGAAGTAGCATATATTAAAGACTTATTTAAATCTTTAAAAAAGTAATTTTATTATTTCCTAACCTGAATTTGGGGGGATTAATCTAATTAGTTATATTACACATACTGTATGAGCCAACCCAATCAACCTGATCTAAAGGAAATAATTAGACAAGAATACGTAAAGTGTGTTCAGGATCCTGCTCACTTTATGAAAAAGTACTGTTATATCCAACATCCACAACGTGGTAGGATTCTTTTTAATCTTTATCCATTCCAAGGTAAAGTTTTAAACTTATGGAAAAGTAACCCATATTCTGTAGTACTTAAATCTCGTCAATTAGGTATATCAACTTTAGCAGCCGGTTATTCTTTATGGTTAATGTTATTCCATAAAGATAAAAACGTGTTATGTATAGCAACTAAACAAGAAACTGCTCGTAACATGGTAACTAAGGTTAAGTTTATGTTCGATAACTTACCATCTTGGTTAAAAGTACCTGCTGAAGAAAATAATAAATTATCATTAAGATTAACTAATGGCTCTCAGATTAAAGCAACATCCGCAAGTAGTGATGCAGGTCGATCAGAAGCAGTATCTTTATTGTTAATTGACGAGGCGGCATTTATTGAAGGAATTGGTGAAATATGGGCATCAGCCCAACAAACCTTAGCAACGGGTGGAGGTGCAATTGTATTATCTACTCCTTATGGTACAGGTAATTGGTTCCATCAAACCTGGGTTAGAGCAGAATCACAAGAAAATGATTTTCTACCTATTAGATTACCATGGTTTGTTCACCCTGAACGAGATGAAGGTTGGAGAAAACGCCAAGATGAATTATTAGGTGATCCTAGAATAGCAGCCCAAGAATGTGATTGTGACTTCAGCACATCAGGAGATGTAGTATTCTACCCTGAATGGATTGAATTTATATCACAAACTACTATTAAAGATCCTTTAGAAAGACGAGGAGCAGATCAAAATTTATGGGTCTGGGAAGCAGCAGACTATAGTAGAGATTATATGGTTGTAGCAGACGTAGCTAGAGGAGATAGTAAAGACTTCTCAGCATTCCACGTAATGGATATAGCTACTAATACCCAAGTTGCAGAATATAAAGGACAAATGCCTCCTAAAGACTTTGGATATTTACTTTGTGCTATTGCTACTGAGTATAATCAAGCTCTTCTAATAGTAGAAAACGCCAACATAGGTTGGTCAACTATAGATTCTATAGTAGAAAGAGGTTATAAAAATATATATTATTCACCTAAAGGAGATGTTACTATAGACTCATTTTTTGATCAATATAGTGATACATCAAAAATGACACCTGGATTTACTATGAGTTTACGTACTCGTCCTTTAGTTATTAATAAATTTAGAGAATATATTGGTGACAGAAGTGTTACTATCCAATCTAAACGATTACTTGAAGAAATGAAAGTGTTTATTTGGAAAAATGGACGAGCAGAAGCTCAATCTGGGTATAATGATGACTTAGTAATGAGTTTTGGAATTGGAATGTATCTTAGAGATACTTCCTTAAAATTCAAACAGCAAAATTTAGACGCAACTAGAGCAGTATTAAATAATTTCAAATCAAATAACCCCCTCTCAGGTGTCTATTCTCCATCAATAAATGGTGGTAATCCATATAATATGGATGTAAATGGAGGTCAAGAAAGTATTAAATGGTTATTATAATATTTATAAATAAAAAATGGCAGATATAAGTGTATTTTCTAGACTCAAACGACTCTTTTCTACAGATGTAATAATTAGAAACATCGGTGGAGACCAATTACGAGTTTTAGATACTAATAAAATTCAAACTACTGGGGAGATTGAAACTAATTCATTATATGATAGGTTTAGTCGTTTGTATACTACAAACTCTTCTCCTTACTATAATCAAAACGCTAACTATCCTACACTACGTCTTAACCTATATCAAGACTATGAAGTAATGGATACAGATGCTATTGTAGCATCGGCATTAGATGTTGTAGCAGATGAAAGTACTTTAAAAAATGATATGGGAGAAGTACTTCAAATTAGAAGTAGTGATGAAGATGTACAGAGAATATTATATAATTTATTTTATGACGTATTAAACATAGAATTTAATCTGTGGTCTTGGACTCGCCAAATGTGCAAATATGGTGATTTTTTCCTAAAACTAGAAATCGCAGAAAAATTTGGAGTATTTAACGTTATCCCTTTCTCGGCATATAATGTAGTTCGAGAAGAAGGATATGATAAAGTTAACCCAAGCTCTATTCGCTTTAGATATGACCCTACAGGTAATTTAGGAGCTAGTGGTTATTATACTCAAACTACACTAAACCGCTCCGATAACCCATCAGCATATTATTTTGATAATTATGAAATGGCTCATTTTAGATTAATAGCCGATTCTAATTATTTACCATATGGAAGATCATTTTTAGAACCTGCTCGTAAATCATATAAGCAAATGGTTCTTATGGAAGATGCTATGCTTATTCACCGTATAGTAAGAGCCCCAGAAAGACGAGTATTCTATATTAATGTAGGTTCAATTCCACCTAATGAAATTGAGCAATTTATGGAAAGAACAGTTTCTAAAATGAAACGAACACCATATATGGATCCTCAAACTGGTGAATATAATCTTAAATATAACATGCAAAACATGTTAGAAGATTATTTTATTCCTGTAAGAGGTGGTGATGCTACTACTAAAATAGATACTACTAAAGGATTAGATTATGATGGTATAACAGACGTTGTTTATTTAAGAGATAAAATGATGGCTGCTTTAAAAGTACCTAAAGCATTTATGGGGTATGATGCTCAATTACAAGGTAAAGCTACCTTAGCCGCAGAAGATATTCGCTTTGCTCGTACTATTGACCGTATCCAAAGAATTATCCTCTCAGAATTATATAAAATAGCTTTAGTTCATTTATATACTCAAGGATATACTGGAGAAAGTTTAGCTAATTTTGAATTAGGTTTAACAAATCCTTCTATCATATTTGAACAAGAAAAAGTTGCTTTACTAAAAGAAAAAGTAGACTTAGCTAAAAATATCTTAGACGCTAAACTACTACCAGCGGATTGGGTTTATGATAATATATTTAACTTTAGTGAGGATACATTTGATGAATATAGAGACTTAGTAATTCAAGACCAAAAATTCAAATTCAGATTATCACAAATTGAAACCGAAGGTAATGATCCATTTGAATCTGGAAAATCTTATGGTACACCCCATGACCTAGCATCATTATATGGTAAAGGAAGATATACTTCACTATCAGCAGATGTACCAACAGGATACGAAGCAGATCTCCCAGGTCGCCCACAAGAAAAAGCCTCATTTATAGATACTCAAGAAGATCCATTAGGAAAAGATAGATTAGGTAAAAAAGAAAATGGTGATATGGGGCCTGAAGATAATAGATTTAGAAATAGAAAAAAAGGTTCAAGTACTTTTAATGAGGTTGCTAAATCTACATTATTGAAAAATAAACTTATTTTTGAAACTATGGATAAAAAAATAAATATCTTTAATAAAGATAGTGGAGAAGGGTTTCTAGATGAAAACTTATTAAAGGATTAATAAAATATACATATTTATAAAAAAATATATTTGATGCAACTTAAACATTCAAAGTTTAAAAACACCGGAATTCTTTTTGAACTACTAGTTAGAAGAGTAACAGCTGATACTTTAGAGGGTAAAGAATCCAAAGCCTTAGGGTTACTTAAAAAGTATTTTACCAATACTGAATTAGGTAAAGAATATAAACTTTTTGAGACATTATTTAAATATAATAATGTTAGTGAAACTAAAGCTAATATAGTATTATCTACATCTTTAGATGCATCAAAAAAATTAAATAGAACTTCTTTAAGGAAAGAAAAATATAACTTAATTAAAGAAATTAAGGAACACTATAATTTAGAGGAATTTTTTAAGATTAGAATTTCACATTATAAAGCATTAGCATCTTTTGCTATCTTATTAGAAATTTCTAATGGAGATGATAATATTAATCCTAACGTCATAGTTGAAAATAAAATTACATTATTGGACTTTTTAACTAAAGGTATTATTAGTAAAAATGTAACTAAAGATAAACTTTTAGAAGAATTCCAAAGCTATGATAAAGATACACGTATTTTAACTTATCATGTTTTATTAGAGAAGTTTAATTCTAAGTATGAAAATTTTAGTGACCCACAAAAATTAATATTAAAAGAATATATTAATTCTGTAGATTCTACATCTAAGTTAAAAGATTTTTATAATGGTAAAATTAATGAAATACGTTCTAGATTAATTAACTTAACCAAACAGGTTACTGATAAAGTAGTTCAAATTAAGTTAAATGAGGTTATGAAACTTTTAGTTGAAATGGATAAAAACCAAAAAATTAAAGATAATAACCTAATTGATCTTCTTCAATACTCTGAACTTGTAGAAGAACTTATTAAAGTCACTAAGATATGACCAGAAAAGAACTTGCAGAACTTATAAAAAATAAACTCCAAGAAATGGCTACTAGTGGAGGCACAGCTGCATTTTCAGCAGGTACTGGCCCACAATATGCTACCCCATTAGCTTTCTCTAAAAAGAAAATTAAAGGAGTAAAAGATACAATGTATGCTTCTTTAGGTTTTAAAGATGCTACTCCTGATAAATTAGCTAAAAAACAAAAGGGAGTTGAATACAAACATTTGTGGAAATCTAAATTAAACGAAGAAAATTTTAACGTAAATAGTTACGTTGATAGTTTAGATACTCAAGATGCTGAAGTTAAACAGCATGTTACCACAAAAATGAAAGAATTTGAAGAAATAGAAATTAAATTAAATGAATTAATTCCACTACTTCAGAATGCTAAACAAAAATCTGTTAATTTTTATAAAGAAAATCCATCTATGGAAAATCTTTATGGTACTGAATTAGCAGTAGATTATTTAAATGATTTAATCAAACTATTTAAAAACCAACAATAAATGACACTTCAAGATCAATACACTTTAATTAAAGAAGGTAAAGGTAACAAAGAAATATTCCTTAAACAGGCTAAAACCTTATTTCCCCAATATGTTACTAATGCTTCTACATTTCAAGAAACTACTTCTATTTTAAAACAAAGAGGTATTATTTCTGAGGCTGCGGGTGGTGTAGTTACTACTGGTACTACTCCGGATTGGGTTTCTATTTTTAAAGAAAATATGGAAAACATCCAAGAAACTGATATTAATAAAGCTAAAGCAGTAGAAAAGAAAACTACTAAATATGTAATAGACTCTGAAACTCGTAATTATGATTATGAGGATGAAAAAAATATAAACAATGTTTCTTTTAATCAATATCTTTTAGGTTTATCTGTTGAAATTGATAATATTAAAAATGTTGATAAAACAGTTGAAGAATTAAAAGCTATAGTTACTAAAAATTTAACTAAAGATAACCAATATTATCTTAAAAGCGGTCAATTTGGAATTGAAGGTTTAGGGTACACTGATGAATTCCCTGGCCACAGTAAACCAAAAGAAGCTAAAGGTAAATACAAATCATCAGGATATGGTAACTTAAAAGAATCAATATCTGGGCGTTCCCCACAAATTGGTGATAATGTTTATGAATATCAATTTAATACTTGGAAAGAAAAACTTTATAGTATTATTATGAATGATGCTGGTTTAAGTAAAGATGAAATATCTATGGATGAACTTGAACTACAAAAATATTTTAACGCTAACATGTCCCCAGAACAAGTTTATAATGATGTATGGCTTAAAGATGCTGGAAATTTTAGAAGCATGGAATTGTTTGAAGAATCTGATGAAGAAGATGAAGGTGTTAATGAATCTAAACTCCGTAAAATAATATCTACTCTTATCAAAGAAGCAATTGATATTAAAGCTATTGAAGATGCTGGTAATGATGCTTCTGATAGAGCTAAAGCTAAATTAATTGATAGAGAAATTTTAAGACGTAAGAAAAAATTAAAAGCTTTAACTACTTTAAAAGAATTAGAAGAAGATTCTATTAATCCTAAAAAAATTAAAGAATTAAATGATGATATTAAGAAATTAGAAAAATTAAAATCTAAACTTAGTGAATCTAAAAAATCTTCTAAATCTGAACAACCTAAAGAAGATATTATTACTGAAAGAAGTAAAGAAGAAATAGCAGCTGCTGGTACTGAATTAGATAATGAAATTAAAAATAAAGAAGAGCAAAAAAAAGCTATTGATAAAACTATTCAAGCATTGAAAAAAGCTCAAGGTACAACCAAATCTGAACAACCTACCGACGCCGCATAACATGAAACAAGTACTTATTGAAACTTTTGCTTTTAATTTTAAACCCGTTAACATAAACGAGGGAAAATCTCCTAATGAAAGAAATCTCTTAGTAGAAGGGGTATTAGCTACTGCTGAAATTAAAAATGGTAATGGTCGATATTATAAAAAAGAACTTTGGGAAAGAGAAATTAATAATTATCAAAAATGTGTTAAAGATAATCGTGCTTTAGGTGAACTTGATCATCCGGATTCTTCTATCATTAACTTAAAAAATGTATCCCATAATATTAAAAAAATATGGTGGGATGGTGATAAGGTAATGGGTGCAATTGAAATTTTACCTACCCCCTCAGGAAATATATTAGCATCACTACTATCTAATAACATCACAGTAGGAGTATCTTCTCGTGGAATGGGTTCACTAAAACAAATAGGTGAAACTTTAGAAGTACAAAATGACTTTGAACTTTTATGTTGGGATTTTGTCTCAACTCCATCAAACCCTGGCTCATACATGCATGTTGTCGGAAACTTAAATGAAAACCAACAAAACAATAACCCATATTTAAAAATAAACTCCATCATCACAGATATATTATGTGCTAATGGATCATGTCCAATATTCTAACACTATGAAAAACCAAATTTTATCTGAAGATTTCCGCAAAATGCAAAAACTTGCAGGAATAATTACTGAATCTCAATTAAACGAAATGAACACCCCTTCTGCCGCATCAGTATGGGATAATGATCTAACATACGAAGAAAAAGAAGACATCGCTTTAGGCTATCTTGACGGAGCAGAAGATATAGAAGATGTAGTTAATACCCCATTCTCAGCATTAAGAGGAGATATACAACAAGGTGTAGAAGAGTATGTTAGTACTATTGAAACCTCTAACCCAAACGCATATACTGATGATATGTTTAACTATAATAGTGAAATGGGTGATGCAGATTTATTCGATGATGAAGAAGATCCTTTAGCTGAATCTAAAATAGCAAAACTAAAACGAGCTATTAGAGAAGAAATTAAAAAAGAATTAACTAAAAAAGAAAAATCTGAAGAAGAAACAAAAATCTTTGATGCTTTAGAAAAAAAATATAGTGCTAAAGGAGTTGAAGCATTAGCTAAAGATAAAAAATATAAAGAATTAAAGAAAAATAATTCATCACTCGCAACAAAACTTATAAGTAGAGTTCGTAGAAGTGCTGAAATGGAATCTTAACCCCTCCTAAAATAGTATTATAGGACTAATGCCTCGCAATAGCGGGGCATTTCTTTTTTTATGCGATTTTAAAGAATCTTCATATATGTATATTAGAATATGCCATTCTTCTTATATGGCATCACTATTAGTTAAAATCCCTATTACGTTTCCTATCTAATAAACGTATTTCCAAAAAATTAAAATTTAAGGACAAATGAAAAACAACAGAGATTTACTCAAAGAGGCTATCGCTGATGCTAAAGCTGTTAAAGAAACTGCCATCGCAAATGCTAAAGCTGCACTTGAAGAAGCATTTACTCCACAAATTAAATCAATGTTATCTCAACGCCTTTCAGAAATGGAAGAAGAAGATGAAAAC